ATTGCTTCCATAGCATCATCATCATCCAGCAGAGCAGACTGTGCAGCGAACTCAGAGGAGTCATAGTTGCGATAACCAGCAACGTTCTTTGCCTTCAGTTTGAAGTTGGCACCTTGCCAGAAGTCAAAGGGATCAATTGCTTCCTCATCTTCAAACTCAGGTTGCATGGCAGCAGTGAGTTTGTCAAAGATCTTCTTACCGAACTTGTACAGGAATACACCACCTTCATTAGCAGGGTTGGCAGGATCCTTGACGACGTAGATGTTTGCCATGTAAGTCAGTTTACGCTTCTGCTTACGTGCCAGTTCCTTACCCGCATCGGTGCCGTTGTTCCACAGCATCGTGTTGTATTCGGACACAGGATCCTTCTGACCCAGAGTGGTCAGAGAGTTTTCAATGTACCAACCACCAGGACCCTGGAAGGCGTGAGAGTACAGTTTGACGAAGGGCAGATCTTCTCCATTGGGAGCAGGAAGAAAACGGATAACAGCATAACCGTTGCCGCTCTTATCACACTCAAGTTTCCAGAGACGCTCGTCTCCAGAACTACCTGCTTTGTTCATCTTGTCAACTTCTTTGACCAGTTTGGCGGTCAGAGAACCCAGTTTGGATTGCTTCTTAAGATCAGCGAAAGACATTCAGATTACCTCGGATTTGTTTGGATTTGGGAGATTTACTTGGATAGTATAACGAAGTTTTGCTCAGGTGTCAATGTAGTCTTTGAGCGATTCAATGGTCTTTGTCATGCTATCAAATAAAGTCTTGATGTCTGTGGATGGAGGGAACCCCATCATCAGAACAGACTTCTGCAAGTTCTCTTTCATTTCAATCGCTTTAGGATCGTCTGAAAGAGAGACTCTAGTATACATCACTTGCTGCTTTTCTAGCAAGTTCTGTAACATTTCAATGTGTTCAATTTTGTCATCACGAGTCATAGTACCAAAAGACATTGCATTTGTATAAATCTGCTCCTGCAGATTATTAATTTCTTCCAATTCTTCTTTGATAATATCAGACTCAAAAAAATCACTCATTTACTATTTCCCTTAATAACTTCTTGTAGTTGAACACATCAATATTTATGAAGGGACTGTATTTTTTAATTTTCAAACTGACGGTTTCCCACACAGGGTCAGTGAGTTTCTTGTCAAAATCATCACGAAAATGGAAGATTTTTTCCCAGATCACGAAGTTTTCTAGCGACAATCTGCCGCTTAGATACTCCTTCAGAATTTTTGGATGTCCTTTGGAGCAGTCGAATAGACTCTCCAATCCGTTCTCCGAGAGTAATTCGTTGCTTTGTTCTTTGAACAAGTAGGTTGAACTCTGCCGTCGTTTCATCCACTCGGCGTATGTCCTTTCTCCAGAATTGATAATTTCTCCAATCCATAGGTTCTGTGGGTTATCAGCAGCAGAAAAGTTAGATACAAGAAAGTCAACGACTTCACTGTCGTCATACTTACGGGAAGTTTTCTCAAACCAATACTTATCTTTCCTCTTATTAAAAGACGCCATGGATGCCCGTGATTTGGCACCATAGCGAAAGAAGTCGTACTTTGGGTTTGTGAAATGATTTTTTAGTGACAAATAATGTTTATAAGTTTCAAAGGGCGTCACGGTCATAGAGGAAGTTTTGCTCGCGATGTTTTCTTCATGAAGTTGAGGCGAATAGCGTCCCACTTCAAACGCTCTTTCAAGGGTTTTGAAATGAGCTTCGTTACAGAGTCTACCTCAAGACCGTTGATTTCGCAATAGTGGCAAATAGCGTCAATGTAATTGATCTGTTCTTCAGCGACAATCTTTTCAATCTCCAAGGCAAACTTGGAGGGAGTCAAGAATTTGCTCTCTATGACTTTTTCTAGTTCCTTATTTGGTTCCATATTCCTCCAGTTTATCTCTAACAAACTTTCCAATGTACTCGGTAAGAAGTTTGATGTACTTTGATTTGTCTCGTTCTTCATAGACGACGCATTCTCCATTTTCACAAGCCATGATGATTACAAGTTTTTTGACTGAGATGCCAGTCAGTTCGTACAGCATACAACCATATGCCATACACTGAACAAAATAGTGTTCAATCCAACCCCGTGGTTTGGGTTTGGCGGATGTTTTGAAGTCAATTATTGCTAACTCGCCGTCATATTCAGCGATACAATCAACTGTCCCTGCAATACCGAGTTGTTTACTATACAGGGAACCTTCAAGGGCGTAAATATTATTTATACGTTTCAGATTTGCTTTAGAAATCTTGAACAGAAAGTCAGAAATAGGAGGAACTTCAGGAAGTTCTTCATTCTTCATGTAATGTTCAACCAGAGTGTGCATATCAGTACCACGTTTTGTAGCACGTTTTGTGATACGATCTGCTTCTTCATCACCAACTTTTTTGCGCCACTTTACAAAGATGTCTTTGTTGAAATGACTTGTGACTGATGTAATTGAAACTAACTTAAGAAGTTCTTCTTCATCAGGAACTGAATAATATCGGACACCATCAATAGTTTCCCTACTCAGTTTTGGAAGTTCAATATCAATGTGATTGAAGTTCGTTATGCCAGTGGACGTAAGTTCGCTCATAATATTCTTGATTTGGTTCATCTACGAAGTAATACATTGCTATTGAGTATCTTTCAAAACCTTCTGGGCAGTTCAGTGGAGAAGGGTGTCCATGAACTGAATCATCAGATAATGTGAAAATAACTGCTCTATTCATGATGGGAGCAACCATATGCTCCCTTCTCTTTTCCTTTTTATTCCAAAGTTCAAGGTGACCACGCCACTCATCTTCCCAATTGGGGTTGAGATAGAGTAGCATATTCAGAACCCTAAACTTTTTAGTTACAGGATTTACGTTGTAATCAACATGCAGATTAAGTCTGCCACCATTTTCAATCTTATGACATCCACCACCCCACATATGAGGATCTGGAATCAAATTTGGAATACCTGTTAGATCTTTGAGAAACTGAAGAAATATTGAAGAGTTGAAGTAAGTTAGTACGTTAGATACTGTAGGTACTTCATATCTGAGTTGCTCAACACTTTGTTCATCCCAAGGAGTGAACCATTTGTTCACTTGGTTGTCAGTCATGTAAGCATTGTTCTCAGTGCGTTCAGTGACCCAATAATTTGTCTCCTTCAACTCCTTGAAGCATTGCATGGCAACGACCGGATTAATGAAGTTGTCAATGATTATGTTTGGGAATGGTTTGGCATTCTGATAATGAAAGTTTAGTTTGGAACCCAAATCATAATCTCTGAATATCTCCATCAAAACCCTGCCTCTATTTTAGCTAAGATATACTCTTTGACAAGTCCAGAGCGAACAATATCATCCACTCCAAATTCAATTATATCAAAAGAATTCATTTTACGCAATACATTCATAAAATCAACGATACCATTACGTTCGTTAGTTTTATTTAAGTCAGACTGACGTGAGTCTCCACAGAAACAAATTCTAGTATTCTCACCAACACGAGTGATAATACTGTCAAGTTCATGGAAGTTCAGGTTCTGATATTCATCAACAATAACGATTGCATTGTCAAGAGTTGTCCCACGTAAGAATGATGTACTCCAGAACTTAATAGTCTCTTGTGCTTTGAGATTACCGTAGAGCATCTCAAAGTCAGCATCACTTGGCATCTGGAACATGTACTTCACCATGTTCTTGTATGGGATCTGGTAGATGTCTGCCTTATCCTCATGAGAACCAGGAAGGAAACCAATCTCTCTGGTTGCTACGAGTGAGCGAACAAGATAGATTCTCTCATAGGGAGTTCTCTCATCCAGAACGTCTCTCAGTGCATTATAAAGAGTGATGAAGGTTTTTCCTGTACCTGCACAACCATAAGCAACAAGGTGCTTACCCTCTTTGTATGAATCAAAAAGTCGTTTCTGATTTTCAGTTAGAGGTTCAATATCAACAAGATACTCTTGACTGAGCGGTTTCTTCCGCTTCATCTGCTTTGCAGTGAGACCAACCCCAATAGGTTGCTCTGCAGATGCTCTTTTCCTTCTTGCCATATTTAAAGTTTCTTGATAGTTGAACCAGGCATTTTTTGCGCTCTTTGAAGAACGTCATTCCAACCAGGATTCTTCTTACGAAGTTTATCTTTCCACTCACCTACCTCACCAACACCTGGCGCGTTTTCTGGAGTGTAATATCTTTCCCAATCAGGATTGTCTTCTTTCCACTGATCCCAGTCATGAACGCTCATAATAACGTCTTTCGTTTCACCAGTTTCCTTATGTTTTACTGGATATGTAGCCATAGTTAATAATTCAATGTGTTGTATTTAGACCCACTCAAGTGCTTCAGCACAAGTTGGAAATTGTTCTACAAAAATCTTTTTACATGCCTCTGCGATGTCCATGTGCTCCTTCTGAGTGCCGTTAGCAGACCTCAGAGTGATGTAGTGAATCCATGAGCGAACAGACCCCGACATGTACATTCTGGTGGGTGTGGCGAGGGGAAGAACAAAACGGGCACACTCTTTTGCAATTCCCATATCAAGCATAGATTGATACAGTGTCATTGCTTCATCAAAGTGACGACGAATCTTGATTTCATACTCTTGCTTGACAAAATCATCAATATCGTCAATAGAGTTCTGACGGTTCTTAGTGTCTTGACGACGCAAATCAAACATAGGAATAGACTCTGCCAACATAGAACTGTCGGCATACCGTTGCGACCACTCTTGATATGTAAACGAACGGTGTCTCAAAATTTGAGCTGCCAGACCCCTGGTAGTCTCAATCTCAAGCGTCATGAATGCCTGTTCAAACACAGACCAGTGGTTATGTTTGATGCAGTATCCCAACAATTTGGCATAGTTGGGGTTTTCTTGATTTTTAGGATTTGACACACGCGCCACGTATGCCATCGTCTGCTCCGCATCGGGAGTTACACTGATCAGTTTAACGCTCATTTGAATCCTCGTTTCTCCATAGCATCTAGTTCATTGAGTTGCTCTTTTACGGTTCGCAACTGCTTTTTAAGTTCTCTAATTTCATCCTGTGAATAAAGATGATCCTGTTTGATCAAACGCTCAAGCATCTTGACCAACTTTTTACCTCTGTTCGTCATCAGTCTGGATACCCGTCATCATCGTCAAAGATTTCATCATAATCAACAGGTGCACCTGGATTAAATGATGGTTCTGGTTTGTATGCCTCAGGATCAGAGTAAACCTCTGCTTTAAGTCCGTCAACTAATAACTCAAGGTTCCTTACCAAAAGTTTTAATCGTTCTCTGTCCATAGTTCATTATGCACTCTTCCAATTATAGCACAAAAAAAAGAGGGTGATCAACCCTCGGTGTTTAATAGAATTCTGCAGATTCGCTTACATGTTGCTTGGTCTTCATCGCATTCAATTAAGCAGTCAAAGTAATCGTTGACCAGATCTAACTCTTCATTACATCTGTTTAAGTTGGCGTCAATGTGTACCCATTCGGCTAATTGATTGCGAGACAGTAGATTGTGCATCAAACCTCCCGCAATATTTTTGATTTGTAGAAGTCATAATATAAGTAGAATTTCAGAGCATAAGCGAGATCCTTAATTCTATAGTATGTAGTATAGTTTGTGTTAATTCACTAACATTTGTTAAAAAAACATAAAAGTACAAAAAAAGAGAGGTTATGAAACCTCTCTCTTTGCTATTTGGTGAGAACTTTAATCTCTCCATATATCAGTGATAGAAATGCTACAGAACCAAGGGATACGATCCCAGCGACTTGTAGTGCTCCCATATCACTTTACGTAAGTACGACCACGATAGCAGAAAGTGCCGTGAGACTCTTTTCCTGCTTTATGAACTTCACACTTTACACCACGATATGCAGTGTGAGTGATCTGTGCATCGTGAACAGCAGATGCTTTGTTGATCTGCTTTTTGATGATTTGAAGGGTGTTCATAAGTTTACTCCTGAAATACTAGGGATTTGCGCCCCGTTCCTTCAGTCGTTTGCGTCCCAGTAACACTCAGGTTCGGTTGCTTCCCTTACGGTCTCAACCAATTCAATCTTTACCTTAGGAGGTAAGGATTCGTGCCTAGCGATTCTGAGCATAATTGCATCAGACTCTGAACAATTGAGTGTTACGTATAGAAGTGATTCTATAATCATGGGATGAACGCTCCGTTCCGCGACTTACTTGCGTCTCATGTATATGTACCTTCACATTGACCTTCTACTTTTGACTTAAGATATCCTATTAGATTCAACTTTGACCGAAGGTCAAGGTTAGGATCTGCTTGGATTTCTACTCGTCTCTGTAAGAACCTTTCACAACTCATGTGCCACCCGTAGGGGTTGCCGTCATCATGATGGGCAAGGGTCAATGCCAGTAAGATACTGAGCATGAGATGAACGTACAGGTATTATATACCTTATGAAGTATATAGTCAAGTACTTATGTATCTTGTGATACAGTTTAAAAAACCTTAACAGTCAAAAATTTTGGCGAAAATTTTTTCCGCCTTTTGGGAAATCACTTCTTCTTTTTGGATTCAGGTGGCTTTACACCCCAGAGTTTTGGATTGATTCTACCCTCTGCCTGTTTCATGGTGACAAAATCTTTCTTGAATTTGTCATAGTAGTAATCAAAGATTTCAGATTGTTTCGCTGCTGCTGCGATGTCATATTTACTGACATTATCTACTTTATATTCAACAACAAAAGCATTATTAGGCAGAGTGCGGTCCTCTGCCTTATCAACATCACAATCTTCAAATAAAATTTTCATATCAACCCCATTGAATATCAGGATACGCTTCCGCGACAATTTCCTTTGTAATTTTGAACTTGGACTCAAGATCTTTATCCTTACAAAGACAGACAATCTCTGCCTCAAGGGGATGAAGACCTTGGAGAAGGTTAATGAACATTGACTCACGACGAATCCCATTCATCGCATCATTGCCACCTTTCACAAAGTGATAAAAGTTCTTTGCTTCTCTACGAATCGTGGTTCTACCTTGCTGATCAGCATTACCCATGGAGAATGATCCTGTCTCATACATTCTACGGGTCTCTAGATCAATCTTTTTAGAGAGTGTGCCACTGGAACTTGTCTGCTCATCATAAGAAGAGTATGGCACCTCACCGGGAGGGAGAGCACTTTTAATCGTATCATCAAAGTTCCACTTGAAAATAATTTTCAGATGAAGTTCTTCGTATTTCTGAAGAACTTCAACCTTTTTTGCTTTTGATCTTTGCTTACTTACCAGATCAAGAACTTCAAATACAAGTGGTTGTTTAGGTAGATCAAGTGATGCTACCTTGACGGTTCTAGGTTTTTTAGGACTCGTCTTCGTCGCTTCCTTCTTCGTTGTAGTCATAATAGTTTTCAAAGTTAAATGCAATCACCTCATCTGGAATTAAGTTTCCTTGTTCGTCAAACATTTCGGGGTGAGGTCTTGGTACTTCCCGATAGTTCATCATGTATTCTCTAGCAGTCCAACCTCCAATTAGTCCCACAACTAAAAATAGGATGGTCAAAAATGAACCGAAGACTAAACTTACTGCTAACATTGTTCTTACCTCTGGGAACTAACTCTTTTTTTTCCTTGTATTCAAGGAAAACTCAAAATTGATAGTTACTTCCCTTTTGAAGAAGCAAACCATCTTTTCAAATCTTATTTGAAACGATTTTGGTCTCTTCTTCCCTCCATTAAGTAGTAAATCTACTCCGCGATTAGAGCAGGTCTTGGATTTATTTATGCTAAGTTCAGAGGAGTTTTTGTTCTCTGAGAAATTTGATGGTGTCAACGCATCCTCCTAAATTTTTATCATCACATACAACCTGTGGGAAAGTAGATCCTTCTCCAAAAATAGAATAAAATTCTTCTCGGGAATAATCTTGGTCAAGAGTATTAACTGAGTAATCACAGTTTACTCTACTCAAAACCTCTTTTACTTTAACACAATATGGGCATCCTGCCTTTGAATAAACTTTAAATTTCATCAGTCAAAAAAGAATATGTGAAAAAGTCTAGAGTCTTCCTTTGTTTGTCCAAAGTATTCTGATGCTGCGTGAATGTTTTGAGCATCAAAGATAAAGAGTCTATTAAAAACATTACCAATAGAATCAACTAACTCAAATTTAGTCCTGTCAAAAAATCCTCCAGAATAAATTTGATCACTAAAGTTGGGATCACCTGTTCTTCGTGCGCCATTTTTATGGGCATATAAAGAAGTTCCTGTGCTGTAGGGAGCATCAGGATTTAAGTATATCATAGCTGCCCATGTCTGTCCATCATTATGGTAAACAATAGGATCTTGAGATGTGCAGTATTGAAATCTACCACACATTCCATGCGATTCCCACTCGCGAATCTTAATGCCCATGATTCTTTCAAACGCCTCTTTAGTTCCTGGGACAAAGAATTGTTCAATACTACGACTTCCCTTAAAATATTTGATCTCAGCTTTAAACTCTTGCCGTAAAGCATAATCTCTTACAGCATATGGATCGGCATAAAAGTTATCTACAACCCAAACAGTATTTTGTGGTT